GGCACAACGGCTCAGGACTTTATGAGTCCCTATATAAATGCCGCACTAGAACCGCAAATGGCCGAAGCGCAGCGCCAAGCAGAAATACTGCGGGTGCAAAATGCAGGTAGGCTAGGCAAAGCAGGTGCGTTTGGTGGGTCACGTCAAGCTATTATGGAGTCCGAAGGGCAGCGAAACCTGACGCGAAACCTCGCAGATATATACGGCACAGGCATGCAGACAGCCTACACCCAAGGTATGAACCAGTTTAACACCGAGCAAGATCGCGCTCGCCAAGCTCAAGAAATGACTAACAGATACGGCTTCGATGTTGCTAAGTCTCTTCAAGATGCAGGGGCTACTCAACGGGGTATCGAGCAGCAAGGTATTACAGCGGACATCGCGCAGTTTACAGAAGAGCGGGACTACCCGTATAAACAAATTCAGTATGCTCAATCGCTGCTACAGGGTCTTCCTATTTCGACTCAAGACTACCAATATGCAGAACCCAGCACGCTATCTAATGTTATGAGCGGGGCAGGCGGTATTTTGGGGCTTTTGGAATCTTTATCTAAGTTGGGTAAACAGTAATGGCTAATATAGACTCGCAAATCAACGATAGAATGCAGATGTATTCTGGTAACCCCCAAGCACTACAACAACGCTATGCTCAGACCCAAGAGCTAGTGGACTTGCTTGCGTTGCAGAAAATGAAAAACGACCGAGCTGCTGCTACTAGTGCAGTGCAGGGCGCGATGCAGACCGACACTAGTACCTACAAAGGTCAGTTAGAGCAAGAAGCTATGCAAGGTGCACGTAGTGATGTCATGCGTAGCATGGGTCCGGGCATACAACAGCAAGGGCAACGAATGGCCCAAATGCAAAACCGCGCGGCTGTGGGTATGCCAACAACAGGACTACCTGCACAACCTGCTCCTAATATGCGGGGTATGGCTATGGGCGGTATTGTTGGGTACGCCCAAGGCGGACAACCTATGATGGGACCTCCCGAGCCTAATCTTTATCAACGCATGGGCCAAGGACTTAAGAACTACGGCGCTAATGCCCAAGAGAGTATGGGTATACTAAAAGCGGCTAAAGCCGGAATCGGCGTGCCCTACGAAGAAAGATCAGCGGTAATGAAGCAGGTGCGTGATGAGATAGAAGCGCAGAACCAAAACAGAGACCCTAACTTTATAGAGCGTATGGGTCAGAAGCTTATGGACACAGGGCTTAACGTAGAAGAAAGCAAGTCCATCCTTAAGAAGTTCTACAACAACATGGGTAAAACCTACGAAGAGATGGCTAACCCCGGTATGGCTATGGGCGGCGCAATTAGGGGGTATGCAGGTGGAGGAGAGATCAGGGCTTACTTGTCTTCTATAGGCCGAGACATCGCAGACTTTAGTCAGGAACAGATAGCCGCTATAAGCCAGATGCTAGACAGCCAAGTTGCGCGTGGGCAAAACGATACCCTACGTGGAGTAGGCCGTGGTGCTATAGATGTACTGCGAGACAGAATGCCGTCGGGGGCTACTAGTGACGCTGCTAGAGATTTTAATCGTGAAACTATGCAGGCTCGTAACGAGAGAGACAGGAGTCCTTCACTTACAGACCAGTTAAATGCAGCGCAGCGTGCTATAAACGCCGAGAACAGCGCGAGTATGCAAGATGTAATGACTAGCCCAGATAACAACATGGGTATCGCTAACATACTGGGCGGCATAAGAGACTTTTCCGCAGAACGCGACCCAAGAAAGTCCAAGATGGGCCGGACTATATATGACCAAGCCAAAAAAGATCTTGGTAACCTTGGTTCTATGTCAGATTTCGCAGAAGGCTTAGGGCTAAACAACCTTAATGACATGGTTAACAGAGGCGTACAATCTGTTAGAGACAGTGACTTCTTTAGCGGGGTTCCGTCTTTAGAAGAGTTATATCCTGCGTTGCCGGAAGATTCGCGGGGGTTATACAGAGTAGGTAGAGGGATAAACGCGGCTGCTATGACTATACCCAAAGTAGTAAGTGGTTTCTTACAGCCCGAGCGAGGTATGACGTTTGCAGACGTAGCGCCAATGGCGCAAGACCTTGGTCGCGGTATACTCGGTGTTGAGCAAGGAACAAGAACTCCAACCGAAGTAGAGCAAGACCAAGCGAAAGGCAAAGAAACGGCATCCGCAGGTGGGGGAGATATAGTAGAAGCAGTTACCACTCCTACAAGTACCACTCCTACAAGTACCGTTGCTGAGCGTAGGCTAAATAGTATGGCTGGCATAGATGACCAAGCTTTGGCTACAGCGTTACGTGCTGCTATGCAAACCGCCGAAGAGAAAGGAGTTGCGGGAGAAAAGCCTAAAAGCGAATTAGACTTACGTCCGTTACGTGAGTTCTTAGTAGGTGGTGCGGGGCAAACAAGCACTGCGGGCGCATTGGCCGGTGGAGCTAGAGGCTTGGGTGCATTCCAAGCTGCGGAACAAGGCCGTTTAGATAAGATTGCACAAGCCGGCGCCGATCGAAAGATGCGCCAAGATTTACTCAGAGAAGAGTACGGGTTTAGAGATAAAGAACTTCGTAGTAAACTGCTGTCAGAATCTATGGCAGGCGAGCGCGAGGCGGACCGTGAACTGCTAGAAAAAATAATGACGAGCATAGAAAGCGATCCAGAATTTTTGCGCGCGGCAGAAGAATTTAAAGATACTTATGATGTATTCTTTGGTAGCTACGACAAAGACAAGTATGCCGAAGCCCTCGCTAAGAAACGCCAAGAGCTGATAGAGAAAAGATTTAACGAAACTAAGGCCCAACTGGCGGGTGTTCTAGGAGGCTCAAGCGCGTCTAGTGCTATGGACGACTTAGCTAAATACGGCAATTAAACTTCTAGGTAGCAGACATGGCTGAATTAAGTAGCGTCCTCAATGCAATCCGTAACGCAGAGGCAGCAGGGGATACGCCCGCCGTATTAAGACTAACCCAGCTAGCTAGAGATATATCCGCGCAAGATAGGGCACAACAAGCTCCTAGAGAGGTGGATTACCCCGAAGAAAATAGACGCTTAAGTGGGTATTTAGGCACTATACCGAGGGGTATTGCTGCGGGTATAGCAGGGCTTGGTGAGTCTGCTTTGCTTGGTGCGTCTAATCTTTTGCCCGAAGAGCAAGAACTAGCTGCGCGTGAAGCTATAGCCCGTGGTGGGGCGGCTGTACAAGAAGCCATAGGGCCGAAAGAGCTGTACCGTGACACCTTAGTCTCTAAACTTAGTCAGGGTCTTGGTTCTACTGTACCTTTCCTTGCTGCGGCTCCGTTCGGTGTTCCGGGTCTTATTGCTGCGGGCGCTACTGGTGTAGCTGCGGGTTCTGGTGAAGCTACTCAACGCGCTATTGCTGCGGGTGCTACTGAAGAAGAGATTGGTGACGCTGCCCTTTTGGGTATCGGTCCGGGCGCACTAGAGATGTTTGCGCCTTTAGCTATAGTAAAACGCTTTGGTACGCTCAAGAAGGCCCTAGGTTCTGGTACTGCTACCGATGTTGTCAGTAGGCTACGTAGAGTAGCGCAATCTGCGGGGGAAGAAGGATTACAGGAAGCTGTTACTGAAGTAGGACAGAACTTAATCGCGCAGGGTGTGTACGACCCCAATACAGGTACCTTCTTAATTGCGCAGGGTGTATACGACCCCAATACAGGTACCTTCTCCGGTACAGGCGAGTCTTTCGGTTTAGGTGCGGGTGTAGGTGGCTTGCTCCAAGGCTTGTTTGAATTAGCGATACGAAGACCGCGTGGCGGTAGTGGGGAACTTTCTGTAGTAGAAAGACAGGCGCTTGGGCTAGACGAAGAAGGTGTGGTGGCTGAAGAAGGCGCGGTGACTGGGGAATTACTGCCTCCAGAACGAGCGTTAGCCGGTCCTCCTGAACCTCAAGAACGAGTTGGGTTACCTGCTCCAAGACCAAGCAGGAAGTGGATCGTAGCGCCAGACGGTATCGCATTCCCAGAAAGATATTTGGACGACTACCGTGCCTACCGTCGTCTGCGCAGCGCAGAGTTAGCTGCGGTTGCCCCAGAAACACGTCAAGCCCGAGAAGCGGAACTAGCAAGAAAGTTCTTAGCGGATAAGGAAGTTGAAGAAGCCACTGCGGTAACAGAGGCGGCACGCTTACGTAGGGAAGCTCCACAGATGGAGTTATTCCCAGACCTGCGCGGTCAAGAAAAGACTAAGGTAACAATAGAAGACCTGACCAAACTAGGTATACCAAAAACTTCTCGCTTTGCTACTACCCTACCGAAACTTGACCTTACTAAGCCGGAAGAAGCCCGCACTGCGGCGGCAGAAATTGTACGGTACGCAAACCTACCCACAACCAAGAAGAACCCTGCCAGAAGAGAGGCGGCGTTCGGTCTGCTAAACCTGCCTGCTATACGGGCCTTGGAAGCTACTGCACCTACACCTACGCCTACCTCAATCGAGGAAGCGTCACGGCAAATGAGTATTCAAGAGCCGATAGCTACTAGCCGTATAGAAGAGCAGCGTGCCCAAGAGGCCGCACGGGTAGCAGCAGAAAGAGACGCGGCGTTCGCCGCCGCCGAAGCAGAGCGAGCAGCCCAAGAAGCAGCTATACCTCAGCAGACTGAAGCTGCATTCGAAGAAGCCCGAGACCGCAGGCGTGAAGAACTACTTGCTGCGGATACGCGTGCGCGCATGGCTACTCCCGAAGCGGAGGCTATTACTAGTCCTGTAGCGTTAGCTTTAGAGCGCGCTAAAACAGTGGGTGGGCAGCGCCTCGGGCAGGCACAATTAGAAATACAAGACAATGTTGCGCTTAGTACAGGCCAGCAAGATAGCTTTAGCCCAGAGGCTGTGGGTACAGTACCTACTCAACAAGGTCCTACTATAGACGAGCAGATAGCCGAAGCGCAGCGTGTGCTTGCTCAGTTAGAAACTCAGAAAGCGGAACAGGGCGAGATGTTCGGTCCTGAAGGTGGTGTACTACGCGGAGCAGATCGGTTTGCTTTTACCCGCGAAGGGGAGGCAGAAGCCGCCGAAGCTAGGGCTATGGAGAAAGAAATCACTACCAAAGCTAGGCGTACTGGTGCGGCTAGAAAAGCTGCGGCAACCAAAGCCGCTAAGAAAGAGGCAGAGGAAAAAGCCGCGAATAAAGCTGCCGAAGAAAAAGCCGCAGCTAAAAGGGCAGCAGCCGCTAAGAAAGCCGCCGAAGAAAAAGCCGCTAAGGCCAAAGAAGCAGAGACCGCTAAAGCCGAAACTGCTGCTCGTTCTGCCGCTGCCGCCGCTGCCGCTCCTGTGGTTGAAGAAACTGTTGTAGAAGATGTTGTAGAAGATGTTGTAGAAGATGTTGTGGAAGAAGGGGTAACTACTCCTGAAGAAGAGGTGGACGCTGCTGAATTCGACGCAGATACGGACGTGGACGCGGAAGCGGCTCGCTTAGAGCTTATTAAAAACGCTAGCCGCAAAGCAAATAACAAAGCTAGCAAGCCTAAGAAAGCCTCCAAGCGCGCGGCCAACGTAGACGAAGATATTAAGAAACTCAAAGCTCTTAAGAAGGGTAACCCCTTCTACGAGTACTTTAACAAAGATAAAGATATAAACAGCGCGCTGTCCAGACTAGCCGCCGACATAGCAGACCGAGGCACAAAAACTGACGCCGCGCGAGCCGCAGAGGCTTGGGTAAACCAGAATTTATCCAATGATAGTAACGTCTACTTCTCAGAGATAGTACGCCTAGAACGCGCGTACATGGGTATGCCTTTACCTACAGCTAGTATGGCACAAACTTCGGCACCATTGTCTAGCGATGTAATTGCCAAGTTAGAAGCTGGAGACTTGCGTGGGGCTATAGACGAACTGGCAAAGAGTAAAGACAACAACGTCAAGCGCGTTGCGTCCGCCATTTCAAAAGGCTTGGGCAACACTAAAATCGTCATGGCTAGCAATGTAGTCAGCGAATCCGGTGAGCCGGTTGCAGGTTTGTACGACCCTAAGACAGACACTATTACGCTAAACCAAGACGTTGATCTGTCTAACCACGTCCTACTCCATGAGGCTATGCACGCTGTAACCTCTCACGAGATTGCTAAAAATACTCCTGCTGCCAAACAGATGAGGGCTTTGTTTGAGTCTATACGTGAAGGTCTGGATACTGCATACGGCGCTACTAACTTAGATGAATTTGTTGCTGAAGCGTTCAGTAACCCAGACTTCCAGTCCAAGCTGGCGGGTATAACCGCCAAGGGCGAGCGAATTACTTTGGGGGAAAAGTTCAAAAACATAGTCCTGAATATATTACGCCGATTCCGTGGGCAGCCTAGCAAGAAAATCGAGTCCGCTATGGACAAGGTGGACATGTTAGTAACCGACCTGATCTCTCCGGCTCCTGAGTACCGCGATGCAACGGCATTACCACTAGCTGCGGCGAAGGGTGCGGAAAGGAAAGTCATAGACAGCTTAGGTAAGTTTGTTAACGACAACGTATCTTCTCAGGACATAGCCGCTGTGTCTGGCTTTATGCGGGATACGGGGCGCTCCGCGCGCAAGACCTTACTGGATATGCTCCCGCTTACTGCTATAGCCGACATAGTAGAGAAAGACATGCCCGCTATTAGTAAGTTAGGTAAGCAGTTGGTTAACACGATACAGGATAAGGCTGGTGCGCGGCAGCGGTACCTACGCAAGACTAGTGACACGGCAGCAGAACTTACTAAAGCGTTTAAGGGTAAGGCTGAGCAGAAGAAGATTTTTGACGATGTGGTAGCAGCCAGTACTGTATCTAGGGTAGACCCGTCTAAACCGCGCTCATATTACAAAGATAAGGGTGCGGGCAAGTTAGAAGAGTATGGCCGGTTACAGAAGGAGTACTGGAGCAAGCTAGATGCCGACAGCCGTAAGGCGTACTCCACGCTGCGTGATGCCTACGCGGAAATGTACGAAGAGCTTAAGAATACTCTGTCCGCTAGAATCGACGCTATCGAGAAAGACCCCAAGCTTAATAAGCAGATCAAGGACCGCTTACTGCAAGAGATACTGGGTAAAGAAGCTATTGAGCCTTACTTCCCACTCTACCGCAAGGGCGACTACTGGCTACAGTACAACGCGGTAAACCCAGAAACAGGCAACATAGAGCCGTACAAGGAAGCGTTTGAGACCCAAGCCCAAAGAGAAAAGGCAAAGGATCAAATCTTAAACGACCCAGAAATACTTAAGGCGTTGCGCGACCCTAAAGTAAACAAATCTGGTGCCGCCCCAGAAACGCTGTTCGACTTTTCTGAGTACGACCGTATAGACGAAGCCAAGAAGCTACGGCAGGGTAACATAGACACTGCGTTTGCCTTTAAGCTATTGGGTGAAATACGCAGACCGCGCAAAGACGATAAGACCGGTGAGCCTATAAAGCTAGATAAGCAAACCGAGAAGATGGTCATGGAGATGTTGTTAGATGCCATGCCAGAGCGCGGACTAGCTAGGGCGTTACAGAAACGTGAGGGCATACTGGGTTTTGAAAGAGACTCTATTAAAGTCTTCCGAGAGCGCATGCCAAATATTGTTACTCAGACTGTAAACTTACAGTACGAAACGGAGTTAGCTAAACTAAACGCGGAGCTAAACGACGCAAGGGGTGAGGCCATAAACGAGCCGGGCCTTACGCTAAAGGATAAGCAGAACATAACGCAGACTGTGGGCCACTTCCAAGAGTACATAGAGTTTGCTAAGCACCCGCAGCTAGATACGTGGAGTCGTGCACTTAAGTCTGCGGGCTTTGGTATGACCCTAGGCTTTAACGTGTCTTCCGTACTGGTCAACTGGACTAACTTACCGGTTGTTGTACTGCCATACCTAGGCGGCAAGTACGGATTTAAGGATGCTAATAGGGCGCTCTTCGATGCGCATAAGCGGTTTATGTCTACACCTAAGAGCCGCACTATGACAGGCTTTGGGGATACTGTATTCGGTACGGCCGCAGAAGGTCCGTCGCTTACCAACGTGAATTATGACGACCCGACCACCCCTCCAGAGCTAGCGCGGTATAAGGTCTTGTCTGAACTTTTGGACAGGCGCGGTCAGGCTAACACGACTATGACTTCAGACGCGCTAGATATGGAGAATCCTGCTAGCAGCACGTGGACTAAGATAAACGCTATGATGGGCTACATGTTCCACCAAGGCGAACGACTAAACCGTCAAGTAAGTGCTATGGCTACGTTCGATTTAGAAATGGCTAAGATAGCGAAAGATAAGCATGGCGGGGATGTTACTAAGTTAACAGATGCAGAGTTGCAGGCTGCGGCACAAGAAGCACTGGACGCTACCGAACTTACTAACAGTGGCGCACTTACAGAAACAGCTCCTCGTTTCGCACAGAGTAATCTGGGCAGTGTTATCTTTATGTACAAGCGCTTCGGCGTGTCGATGCTTTACTTGCAAGCCCGTATGGCGAAGCAAGCAGTCTCTAAGATGTCCACGGACGAAGAGAAAATCATCGCTAAGAAACAACTGGCCGGGCTGTTCGCTACTTCTGGACTACTTGCGGGCGTGCAGGGCTTACCGTTATACGGCGTCGTCTCGTTCATTATGAACACTGTATTCCTCGATGATGAGGATGAAGACTTCGATACTATAGCTTCTACGTTCTTCGGTGAGGGTATGTACTCCGGCGCTATTAACGCGATAACCGGCGCAGATGTGGCCCCACGTATTGGTATGACTAACTTGGTATTCCGTAGTCTACCTAATAAAGAAGAAGATAGTCTGGTACTGCAAGGTCTTGAGCTAGTAGCCGGTCCTGTATACGGTGTTGCGAACCGCGCACTGAGTGGTATTGGACTGCTAAGCGAAGGGGAAGTCTGGCGGGGTTTTGAGAAGATGGTACCTAGCGCGGCTAGTAACGTAATGAAGTCGGTTAGATACGGTACTGATGGTGTTACTACACTGCGGGGCGACCCTATTGTGGAAGATATTGGTCCTCTGGCTATTGGTGCTCAGGCTATCGGTCTGGCCCCTGCAAGCTACACGCAGATGCTGGAAAGAAACGCAGTAGATAAACGTATTGACAGGAATGTTAACGCCCGTCGTACTAAGCTCCTACGTGAGTACTACCTAGCCAAACGCAGCAATGACTTTGGGGCTATACAGGACATAAGTGAGGAAATGAGGGAGTTCAATCAGGACAACCCAGACTTCCCGATCACACCGGATACTATAGACCGCTCGCTAAAGCAGCACGAAAGAACTAGTGACGTTACTAAGCAGTTCGGTGGGGTTACGATTAGCCCTAGACGTAGAGAATCTGTGTTGCGCGATAGAGCAGAAGCGGCTGGAGAAGAGTACTAAAAAAAGCCCCCGAGTAGGGGGCTAAGTTCTCGACTAAGAGAATGATGAACCTTTAGTTTATCATACGACGCGCCAAATCCGTACTCCGTACTTGTCCGCTTCGATTACTACCCTGTGTTCTATTTGCTCTGGGTTTAGTTTTGCTATCTTTCTTAACTGCCTTATGGCTTTCTTAGTGTCTATACACGGTATAAACATAGACGTACCCACGGTAAAGCGCTCTAAGTCTATCTCGAACGCCACACCGTCTGGGTTTATCTTTTTCCTCTTAGGGCTTAGGCTCATATAAGGATTCTACTTTTTCAGGTATGTCTAGCTCTTCCTCGTCTACATCCCCTGCGTCGAAGCTAAGACTTAACACATACACACTACCAATGTTTACCGTAGTACCTTTCCCTAAGTGGACTTTCTTCTTTTCCCCCCGCATATGTTTCTCTATTTCTTCAGCAACTTCTGCGTAGTTAATCCCGGGTTTCTTTTCAATCCACGCTTTAAACGGTTTTATGAGAAGATACAACTGCTTTACATCGTACTCGTACCTACCTACCCAAGCATAGTGGGGTAGCTTTTCGGGGTTAACCAACGTTTCAATTAGCCCAGACTCGTCCTTACTTCTACCGTCTTGCGTACTCTTGATGCGGATTATCTGCCCCTGCTTTTCGAAGTAGTAGTTCCTAATCAAGTCGCCTATGTTTATACCTAGCGCGCTGTCTACAGCCTTCATGTGTCCTAAGCGCGATAGACTCCACTCGAATAGCTTGTCTACGTCTATGTTCCACAGACCACAACGCTTCATTAGAATCGCTCCGGCAATAGTACAGGCAGTAGCCGCCGACCAGTTTCGGTTTTGGTCGTTAAGGTTTGCACGAGCTATAACTAACTTACGTAAGCTAAATACTAAGTCCTGCGCTTTAGTTATATCACGTAAAATCTCTTGTACTACTTTCTCTCCTGCAAGCCCGTGGTTCTTCGTTAACGCCATGTTTAACGCAAAGGTTTCTTCTTCAGGTATATCTAGCTTCTCCAAACGAGTTTCTATAACACGCTGAATTTCGCCCTTCGGTATTTCCTTAGCTCTTGCAAGACCGTCTATAAAGCTAGCGTTACCATTACTACCTAACATTAAAGACCAAGCCTTACCCTGATAGCGTTCTTTGTTATGGCCCCCGTTAGTCATACGAGTTTTTTGTTTACCACTCGTAACCGCGTAGGCTATGTCACTAATATCGTTACCTTCCATATTAGTAGCTTCGTCTATGTAGATGGGTAGATTCTTCATGGCCTCCGCCCTGTTCCATATAGAGTTAGCAGTAGATTGCCCATTCATTATGTATTCCTCCGGATTAGCCCATATAGACGCGCCTACTATCATGCCGGTAGATTTGCCGTACCCAGAACCAGTACTGTATACGTGGTTAATACACCCCCGTATGTTCGGTACGAAATTCATTAGTATAGAGCCTATAGAAGTAGCTACCATAAACTGGTGAGGCTCCATGCCGTCCTTCTCGTAGAACTTCATAGCTTCTGCCCAAGCTTCTAGCGTGCCCCGTCTCTTAAACATAGGTATATACTGTGCGGTAAAACTTGAAGCGGGATTTTCTTCCACACGGTCCGCAAATATTTCTCTGTCGCCAAGGACGAAGGACTGCATGTTTTCAGTCCAACCAAATTGAGTTTTAGCTTCCACGGGACTCTTGCTGCTTTGTAGCTCTTTAACCCAAGCTTGAATGTAGTTCATCATGTTGTCCGGTCTTATTAAGTGTATGTCGTTCTCACCTAAAACTTTACGGCACTCGTCTTTTGAAGTTAAGGCAGTTCCTTTCGCAACAAAAGTTACTATACCTTCTAGTTTGGTATGGTGTTTAAATTCAAAACAAGGCCCGTCAATGGGGTCCTGTATCCTTTTAGTTAAGTACAAATCCCTATCGTATACAGCAACTTCATCCATCTCTTTTGTATCTTTGTTAAAGCTGCGTACGTACACGCCCCCATACGCTCCCCTAAAGTAAGGTTTTGGGTATGCGGGTATCTCGTAGTCTATAGTGGCTACCGGATTGAACTCTTCTTCGTTGTTATCAAACAACCCCGAATCCGCAGGCACAGTGGCAGACGGGTCGGGTATTTGTATTATGTTATCTTCTTCTGTAGCTTCTTTTATTTCGTAAGATAGGTTTATCGGGCTTTTAATCTTGCCTCGTAGTGGGCAGCCGTCACATCCTTTGGGATTGTCCCCCTCAAACGTAGTACATAAATGCGGTGAGTGTAACGAGTCAGCCACCTTCTCCGTCTCTGCATGCGAGTAGCCTTTGTACCCCTGTGATACTACGTGGATAGCTTCCGGTTCTTCGCAGTGTTTAGCTACAGATAGTACGTGCGTCCAATCGTTATATGATAGAGCATCAGGTTCGAACAAAGCCCTACGTATCTGGGCGCAGCCTTTACCTTCAGCGTCTTTTATAAGTATGTTAGAGAACTTCTTGACGAGGTTGTTGCCTGTCAGGTTCTTAGCATTCTCTCTGTCCGCATCGGTGTAGTCCCTTTCTTGCATCACTGGCATCAAGTCTGGGTAGGGTAGTAGCTTGGCAAACTCTTCCAAAATTATAGTAGGGTTTACCTGCCCTAGTACTTTAACATCGGCAGGGGTTTCAAACTTAAAGTTACGGCTGTTAGGTAATCGTAATATTCTTGCAGCGTCAGCCGTTACTGCGGGGTCTATCTCAAAGCCATTATCCAAACAAGTTTTCTTAAGTCTGGTAGCCACGGGCAGCCACTCTTGTCTAGTACACGGCTTATCAAAAGCCCAGTACGCGTGCAGCCCACCGCCAGAGTCGACGGTAATAGTTGGTTTAGGTAGAGAGAACTGCTTACAGAATCCCTGCAAAGCACGTAAGCCGCTAGATTTATCTGGGTATGGCTTTCCCTTCCCGCAGTCTATATCGAGAAAGAAAGAACGCATCTGCTTAACATTTTCTGCTTGTCTGTTGTTCTCCTCTATGAAAGTGCCAAGCGCATAGTATGCGTCGTAGCCTTCAAAATCGAGGTTCAGTGCTGTGTCGATTATAGAGTCTATTGAACTGTAAAACTTTGACTTATGCTTACCGTCTTTAAGCCGTATACCGTACGCGCAATAGTACCCTTCCTCCCCTAGCACCGTACTTAGAAACTCCTTCGTGTTCATCATCACATCTCTTAGTACTTTTTTGGAGGGTCAAGGGTTCCCTAGAGAACCCTAGCCCGTTTGTTTTAGTGCGTCTAACTTAGGGGTTTAATCGTCCCATTCTTCTAGGAGATTAGAGAGGTCTTCGTCTTCTTTAGGCTTCTCAGCTTTCTTCTTAGAGACCTTAACTGTAGGCTCTTCGATTACTTCTTCCGCTGCTACTGGGGCAGCTACAGCTTCAGCTTCTGGAAACAAAGGCGGGAGTGCCTTCGGCTCTTCTACTGCGGGGCCATCTTCTTCAGACTTCTTGCTTACAGTAAGAGTAAGCATCTTAGTTACTTCTTCTGTCTTCTGTAGGTCGATAGCCATTAACAGCTCTTCTTCTTCCAGAGGACGTAGCGGCTTGAAGCACAGCTTAGGAGTAGACGCATCAGTATCGAAACGTATTTCTGTAAGCACTGAAGCTACCGGGGACTTGTGACTATCTAACAATCTAGCGTAGGCTTGCATAGCCATCTTGTCCTGCTTATCGCCGAACACACTAGTGGCGGGCAGAGATAGTTGATACACGTCACTCGATACTACTTTACCGTTCTCGTCTGCTAGCAGTAAAGCTACACGCTGTTGGAATCTACAGGCGCGGCTTTCGCCTTGTCCAGAACCTTTAATATTCTGAGCGCAGTCTCCACACTTGTTAGCTTGTCTATCGCTAGCTACAACATCGTCAGAAGGAAAGCCTTTGCTAGTATCCGCAGACCAACATACTGGAGGGTTAGCCTCTCCCGCAGTGTACGTACCTTTGTAGTACATCCTTGAAATCGGTGCAGCTTTGATGATAACTGCTCTGATAGTTCGGCTTTCTAGTTCAGCTACTTCTTTCCCGTTTACTATCTTACGGAATACACCACCACGAATACTAAGCCTGTGGTTGTTAGAGTACTCGCCGCCTGTTAGGTTTTTCTCTGGCGCTAACTGCGCCAAAAGGTCTTTATATGCGGCAGGCATGTTTTCGAATAATTGTACGTTGCTCATCATTTACTCCTAAAAGTCTTCGTTTTCATCTAAGTCTAAGCCCAATTCTTCTTCTAGGCTCACTGGGTTTTTGTTAGTTACACCAATCGTGACAGTACCTACAGTTGCTACAGCGGCATCTAGCCTAGCTTCTGGCGGCTCGTCTTGCGTCAACGACTCCAAAACCTTTGGGACATTAAACCGATAGGTGTTAGCTACTTTTATATAGGTATCTCGTGGGATAAACCCTTGGCGTACCCATGTTCGTACAGTGTTTGTTTTAACTGATAGCTTTTCTGCTAATACGTCTATTGGGACGTAGGTTTCAACGCTGCTCACTTTTTGCTCCTTCTTACTGTTATTGTGAACTCCCTATCCGTGTTAAGGCCGGGAGGGTGTAGGTCTGGATTCTCTTCTAAAAACTGCTTCATGTTCCCTTGGTGAATCCGTTTTTCTAGCAAGTCTACTGCGTCGTTCTGTACCATAAACTTGTTCATAGAATCCCAATCGCTAGTCCAGTACTTAGTTCTCACTGACCTATAGAACGAACCTAGCTCTGTTTTTCCAGACTCAAGCCCAGTAGCTTTGCAATGCTCTAGTAGAGCGGTCTTTACTTTCTCTAACTTCTCTTCTAAGTCTTGCTCTTGCTTCTTCATCTCGGTAACGATCTGCAACTTCTTGTCTCGTATCTTTATGTATACCCCGACAAGTTTATTCAACCGTGTTTGGTCTATATCTTCTTCGCCCATTTAATTGTCCTCTTTAAGCTGTTTTAGTTTTGTCTAGCGAAGTGCAGTGTATTCTAGGTTATTTTATTTATCAAGTACCTCTCGGTACAAATCTATCATTTTTGTGTGGACATTTATTTTTTGATCTAACAGTTTATAAACATGTTTCTCTACAGCAGAACCTTGCAGTTGCACTACGGTGCTAGGATGTTTTTGTCCTGACCGATGTACTCTAGCGTTTGCTTGCGCGTACGTTTCTAACGAGGGCACAGGTCCCCACCATACGATAGTGTTAGCTGCGGTTAGAGTGACGCCGTGCGCCGCCGCTTGCGGTTGAATAATTAGTACTCGGGGGTTGTCGGTTTCTTGAAACTCTTTGAATATAGCAGTACGCTTATTAGCGGACACGTCCCCGTTTATTATCGCGTTGGTTATGCCATCTTTGTTTAGTTTCTCAGCGAGTATTCCTATGACGTGCTTGAACGGCACGAACACTAAAACTTTTTGACTGGACTCGGCGATTACTTCGGATAGTACCTTGTAGCGATTCTTTACGTCAAACTCTACTGTCTCCCCACTGTCGGAGTAAACCGCCCCGCAAGATATTTGTAAGAGTTTGTTCATGTTAACAGCCGCGTTAGCAGCCGATATAGATTCCCCCGCAGCTACGGCTAGCATTTGTTTACGCAGTATTTCGTAAAACTTCTTTTGTTGCGCTGTAAGTTCTACTTCACGTTTAACATAAGTCATCTCAGGTAGGTCTAAACATTGCTCTTTAGTAAAACGAATGGCGGGTTGTAGCGCGTTATATACAATGTCCTTAGCGCTCTCTTTAGGGACCCACTTGAACTGCGTCACTTTGGTCATAACCATTTCTTTGAAGGCCCCCGCAAAACGGGGTACTGCCTTTGGGTTAACGAGTTTCGCTAGTCCGTAGGCGTCTACTGGTGATTGCGCGGCAGGCGTACCGGTCATCATCCAAAGCCAAGTTGTTGGTTTAATTATAGAATTAAGAATCTTCCAGCGTTTCGCTTGTGGGTTCTTGTAGTGGGTAGCTTCGTCCGCAATGATAAGATCGAACCCGCCTTCTGCTATTACGTCTCGTACAATCTCCACACCGTCGTAGTTTATAATTACATACTCAGCGTTACCGTTAATTATCTCTTCGCGTTTCTTCTTAGCTCCGTGCGCTATGTCTACCCTGCGGTGCATAGCAAAAGAGAATAGGTCAGCGCGCCATGCTGAATCCATAATCGACAGCGGGCATATTATAAGAACACGTTTTACTAACCCCACAGTCATCAGAAAATCCGACGCCCATATAGAGCTAGCAGTTTTGCCTGTACCCTGCTCATTAAAGCAGAAGGCTCGTTGGTTCATCGTCAGAAATGCAGCGGTAGTTTTTTGATGTTCGAAAGGTTTAAACTTCCCCGCCCAATCGTATCGGCCTAGTATCGGTGACGGCACATTCTTTACTCCTAAGTTCTTTAGTACCCGTGCTTCTTCTAATCCCCACTTAACTAACACTTCGTTATTACCCAAGTACTTACTGCGGGGTATGGCTGTTGTTATTTGCGTTGGGTTACGCACTTTAAGTCGCAATGCTTTGTTGTCTACTACCTGCATCAGTTTCTCCAGAGGACAAGAAATAGAGAGAAACCGCTGTGTGCTTCTCCCTAACTACTTCTTGTATTGTTTTACTACTTACTTTTAGTTTTACTCTTAGTTTTCTTTTTTGCTGCTTGTCCGTTACGGCTACGGTTCTTACTAGAGCTTTCTATCTTATAGCCGTCTTTATTAGTACCACCTTTACTCAACATCTTGTTGTGGCTAATATCTTTGCCTTCCCGCTTATCTGCCTTACCGTTTTTGTTTTTGTCTGCCCCAGTCTTATCTACTGCTCGTCTGGCGCGTTGCCTCTCCATTCGGTCGGCGTGTTCGCCCCGTTCTTTCTGTTGCTCATACTCTTTCTTGTATGGGCGAGGCTTATTTTTGTAAGGCATTGTGGGACCTCCTAGCCATGCGGCTCTGCATCGTCAGCGTAATCAGTACGCTTCTTGTAAGTAAGTAAGTCTTTCTCTTTCTGAGTAGTCGCATTACCTACAAAATCAGAGAAGCTAACATAGGTTATATCTTTATCATCTTTGTCGATAGGTTGTCCGCGATAAGACCACACATGCGATGGTGCAGTGACCTTGCCTTCTATGAAATCCCTACCGTAGCTACTTATTATCCACACGCCAGACTCTTGTTCACGTCTACCCACAAGCCCCCAGTACCTAAGTTTCTGGAAATTAGAGCGGGGTATGTAGTCCAGTTGCAGCGCGTTGAGGTGGGCACTACCTCCTACGTCATACAGCCTCTTAAGAGAGATAACTAGACCAACATTTAGTTTATGTCTGTAGTCTACCATCTTTGCGCCGCAGCTATCACACGTCTTTGGTTGTTCTTCTAACCCTTGGAAATCGTTCATTATTTTTATCTCCGCCCATTATGTGGGCATTCTAGTACTATACAATGCGCCCTACACAATCCCGTAGGACGCGGGTTCCAAACGTCTACTTCGTAGGCTTTCGCCATCTTGGCGTAGTCGGCCAACCACTTCTGCCATAACTCCGATTCTTGCTCTATGGTGTAAGTGTCCTTGATAAACGCGTTACAGACTACGAACAACAAGCCGCCTTTAATGGTTTTAACCTCGGGAAAATGCTTGAACATGGCCAAAGCCATTAGTTCTAACTGTCCCTTATCGGCGTACTTCGCAGACTTACCCGTTTTATAATCTATTACTTTTGCCGTACCGGCTTCTCTGTCTAAGATGGCAAGGTCAACTACCCCTCTCCACCACACGTTCTTATCGAAGAAACCGCACGGCTCTAAGTCTGCCGTCAGCCCCATCTTGTACTCGCATAGCTTGTCGCCTTTCGAGTTCTTTAACTTATCTAGCGCACGTAACGCGTAATCGAACCTTGCCTCTAAGGCTACATCGTCTCGTATGTACTCCTCTGCGGCTTTGTGAAACTCGTTGCCGTAGAGTATCGCGTCGGTGTTAAAGTCTTCTTGGTAATCCTTAGCTACCTTTGTGTGGTAGTACTTCTTGGGACATTGTTCGAAAGTTTTTATGCTGCTGAAGGACCATGTGGGTTGAGCCATTCGGTACATTCTCCGTAGTTCTTTCCAGTTTCCACGTCACCACGCACCGGAAGGCCCTTTGCCCACTCAGGAGTGTGTCGCATACAGGAGTCGACGTAAGCCGCAGCTTTGTCAAGCTCTTTATCTGGAACAGAGCATACCACAGAATCGTGTACTGTTAATAACACACGGTACTTCTTTGAAATCATTAACATCTGTTCTGCCATAATACATCTGGCTATCGCTTGGCATACGTTCTCCACAACCTTACCGCCGTAGATACGTACGTCTCCTCTACGTGTTTTGTAGAAATACTCTAACCCCTTCTCACCCTCTTCAGCTTTCAAGTTGTCGTAGCGCATCATCAACCCGTTAGGTAACTGTATACCGTTTTGATTAGGTACTACTTGTAGCACCCCGCTAAGTCCTATTGCGTACGCATCACCCTGCCTCATACCTTCTAGGGCTACTTGGCATTCTCTCCACAACTTAGTTATAGAACTGTTCGTCTGCCTGTATATCTTAATAATACGTGCGGCTTCTTCTTGCTCCATGTCTACGCCGAAACTTTGTAGCTGCTCTTTGAACCGCACCGCCCCCATACCGTAACCGCATCCTAGGATTGTAGTTTTACCAATGAAGCGTTCAGCGGCAGATATGTCCTCTTCTTTCTTACCGTAGATGGAACCTGCCATCTTCTTATACACATCCTCCCCATTCTCGAACGCCCTAACTAGATCAACTTGTTGGGATAACCAAGCTAACACCCGGGCCTCTATCTGCGCAGAGTCAGCTTCTATTATGGAGTAGCCTTCGGGCGCGCAAATACTAGACTTAAGTACCTTTGCATTCGGGCCGCGTGATGGTAGGTTTTGTAGGTTTATCTTATCGGAACCGCCCCACCGTCCGGTGTGTGCAGCGTAGTATTTAATAGGAACTGGCATCTTGCCGCGAGAGGCAACCTCTATAAACCGTTGGGTACGTGTCTCTTCTAGTGTACTTTTTAATCCGATGCGCGCAGCAACTAAGGCTTGTACCTTGGGGTTCTCATGTTCCTGTAACGCCTTGAATGCTTCGTCGCTCTTAGCGAAAGCAAAAGATTCTTTGCCTGTACGCAAACTAGTTTTCATAGGTGGTACAACACCCAGCGCTTCGAGTGCCTTAGCAAACTTAGGGTTCGACATAAGCTCGGACTTTTCTATCCCTGCTTCTTCTAGTAGGTCGTCCTTCTGATCTTTGAGTACGTCTAAGTGGCGCTTCAACTTTTCCACGTTTAGTTCTAGTACTGGGTCAATGAACATACGTAGAGTTAGGTCTATGATTTTAAGCTCGACCACAGGGAAATCCTTCTCAAACTTCTTGTACAGTTTGTAAGTAAGTTCCGTATCGTTGACGCAGTAATCACCATAGCGGCCTAGTTCTTCTTCGTTAAAGTCAGTAAGGCGTTTACCGACAGCGTTTACTATCTCGTTACCCTTTACCCCCAACCCGTACTTCTCAGCTAGGAACGCAAGCGAGCCGCCAACTTCTGTACCGTGCAATGCGCGCGCCATACACAAAGTGTCAAGCCATACCCTAGGGTGAATATCAAACAGCCAACTAAGAATAGCGCCGTCAAACATAGTGTTATGGGCAAGAACAGCAGAGTTCTCCCAATCGTAATTAGCGTGTAAGTATTTTTTGAGTGCATCGTGAGGCCCACTTAACCATGCAGTTTCTTCGTTGTTAACTTTAACGCTTACGCCAATAACTTCGAACTGCTCGTGGCGTACGTACTCCTCGGTCGTTAACTTACGTAGAGAGATGTCTTTGTCATAATAAGTTTCGAAGTCTACCGTTATTATATTCACTTTATACCAATCCCTTCTCTTTTAGAATTTCGTAGTTAGCCGCGTGTGCGTCTTCTACTTCTTGTTTGCTTTGACCGTGATATGGTACGGCAAGATGTTCTATAACTAGCGCTGCGTTGATAGAAGTTTTATCTGAAATAAATATTACCCCCAAGTATCGCCCGAACTTTCCTTTTTCTCTCGTGGTGAGAGTGTAAATTCCGCCGACGTGCAGTGCGTCTTCGACAAACGCCTTTGCCAAGAGTCCGGCAGCTTTCTCTTCTGCATCTCGTGTGCGGCACTCTGGAGTATCAACACCGTACAGACGAATGCGCTCCCCGCACTTCCAAGTATCAAAGCCAAGATCAATATCCACATCTACTGTATCTCCATCAACGACTCTTACGATCTTGCAGTTATATTCGTACATTTATTCACTCCCGCCTTTGTTTTTTGTAGGGCGCATCGCACCTATGTCTCGGTTGGATGGGTCGGTTAGCGAATCAAACTGGCTGCCGTCAAACTTACGTTTTGTCTTATCTCTTTGCGTGAATGCGCGCGGAGGGCACTGTGTTACCGTACCGCCTGCTTCCACATACTCTCTAACTTGTCGCTCTAATTCCAAGCTCAATCTTTCTTTCTCGACGGGGGTCATTACATTTATCTTAGTAGTGGTCACTAGTTAATACCTGTATAAAAAATATGTTTGTTAATCTTAGTGGTTATCTCGCCGTTGTATGCCCACTGCGGAAACACCGTTGTACTATGGTAGTGGGTCGCGCCATCTGTAGTATCAGGTACGAACCCACTTAAGTGCGCTATGTAGAGCGCATTAAACCATGCCTGTTTGTTCTTCGGGTCGTCCGACTTACCGTCACAATAAAAACTAAACTGGCATTTGTTTCTTATAGGTACACCGTTCCAGTAGTACCCCTGCTTAACCACGTCACACGCATTGTCTGGGTAACGTGGGTCTTCTATTCTGTTTTGAATTACATGAGCTACAGCAATCTGTCCCGCTGTCGGCTCCCCCCTTGCTTCAAAGTACACTGCCATAGCAACGCACATCATCGCAGGGGTAATCATCTGAAAAACCCTTGGGTTTCTAAACAACGTATTGTTTTCGTCGCCCGCATACGTGTTTCATCATCAAACGTATTCCATCTACGCTTAATCATTCTAATGCTTTCTTGGTTAGCCGCTCTTTCTTTAGGCGAAAGACGGCGGGGTGGTTTTATACCATAGCTATCTATTACAAACATAATCATCTCCTATCTTCTGTATATTTTTCCACCGCTGAGTAGAAAGTAGTGGTCGTATATTTTAATTTGTTTAGCGCCGTTAGCAGCACACGCATATACTTGTTCTGGAATATGGTCTAAGTTCAACTCTCTGAGCGCATGGCAAAGGAGCAAGTTATACTTATCCAACTCACGAAAAACTAAATCTCCGTACTTATCTTCCGCAAAGAATTCATGTAAGTGCCTCCCCACTCCGGGGCTTACCTTCGATACGTACATCCACGGGTCTATCCTTTCGCCGTACATTTCCTCTTTAGTTATCGGTCGGTTGGCGGTAATGTGGGTTAGCAAGTGCCCCGCTCCATCCGTTCTAGCATATGCTGTTGGCATTTTTAGCACCTCTAGTCGTATATGTTGTGGTTCTCCTCGAAGGGAACGCACGTTTCCAATATTATACCGCCCAACTCTAAAGCGGTTTTTTTCGACACAACTACAATCATGTTAGGTTCAACTTCGACCACACACATAGTGCGCTTCTCTTCTTTTGCCACGTACTCTGCTTCTTCTAGCGCAGCCATAGGGTCAGTGAAGTATGACATCGGGCACCTCGTACTCGTAATTAACACACTGGCTGTTGGTAGAGAATATATCTGCACCGTTGTTTATATGGAAACGCATTGCTGTATCTGTATGCGGCGACATAGTTATTACTGCGTCTACCTCTGGGTGCATTACAGGCGCGGCTTCTAATAGGTTGTTGATTAACTTTCTACCATGCCCACGCTGATAAGACCACACCGAATAGGGGCACAGTACTGTGCCCAACTCCCCGTGCAGTTCTTCTCGTTCTTTTAGCTGTTCTTCTATCCGTTCGGTTTTACCCATGGCAATGAGTTTTATCTGGTACTCATCTTGTGGGACAAACTTGCAGATGATTGTACAAACAACTGCGGCTATCTCACCCGTCTCCTCGTTCACTTCTGCATACACATGGAACGGGTCTTCAAACCGCACGCTGTTATCTTTAAACAACTTAGGGCGTACTGGGTCGTCTTCTATAAGATACGCATGGTCGATGGCGTTACACTTTATCAGCATCTTCGAACTCCTCGAGTATAGCTTCTAGTTTTTCCACCGCCTCTGCTGCACGTTGTACTAGGGCAACAAGTTCTTCGGCATCAGCGCCATCTACTTCTATTGTTATTTTCATTTGACGTTGTGTATCTCGATTAGCAGGTCGATGCAGTGCTTAGCTTTCTCTAAGTCCGACAAGGGTTGCCCCTTCAGCTTCCACCTAGTTATATACTTAACCACGTTACCTTCTAAAAGGGATAGGCCGTTCTTCTCTGCGTACTCGGCAGGTTGGATAGCCATGTTCTTATAGTGTGTCCCGCCCGTCTGTTTCTGTAGCGGGCTGTCCTTCTTCGGTTCCATGTTCAAGTTCGGTATCTCTGCTGTTAACATTCTCTTCTTCCTTCTGTTTTGGTTTCTCAAAGATTTTTGCCCAGTTCTCCCCGAACTCGTGCATCGGTACGAACGTGGGTCTGCGTCTACTACCTTTACCATTCATTTGTTTTCCTCTCGTAAGTGTTTGTGTTTGTTTAGTTCTTGCGCAAACAACTTAAGCATCGCTCTAATTTCTTCGTTACTCATTACCATCTCCTAGAGAACTGGCTTCAGTCTTCTTGGTCAGCTAGATACTCAGCACGTTCACGCGCGACATCAGCGGGGTCTACGTAGTCTTCGTCTTGCTCGTCTTGCCATCTATCTAAGTCTGCGTCTAAAGAATCTCTGTTACTCATTAGCGTGCCCTCCATTATTCTCAGCCATCTTAGCTGCCCAGTACTCCTCAGCTTTTTTCTCCGCATCTAACTCTGCTTCCCACTTTTTCTTGTTCTCCTCGAAGTGGGCTTCCCAGTCATACGGCCTGTACGTAATGACAGTAAAGTAAGGTATGGAGGAATCACCGCCGCCTATTTGGTAGACGCTATGTAGAGTCCAATGGTCTGTTGCCATTTCATTTAGATGTTCCTCTAAATCGTGAAGACTTACATCATTTACTGCAAAAATTTTATCCGTCATATCCATCATCGTTCACCTTAGTTATATTTAAATTATGGTGCGTGCTTCCACTAGCAAGTATCCCCACCCATTCAGTTCAACTTGTTTGCTTAACACGACTAACCGTCTCGTGGCTTACTCGGCAACGCATCACGTAGGAGGTACGAACTCAAGGCTCAATACCGTGGACGAGATCGTTAACTGAGGGTGTTTTGCTGAATATGCCCACCGCCCACTGGGACACGGGGTAGGAAACCGTAAAAAAACCTACCCCCTACCAAACTACAAAAACTTTCTAAACATTAAGGCAACTGCATCAACATTCTCTTCGTTGATTACCCACGCTTCACCACGTGCGTTACGTATAGCGTTAAGTTCTCTGTCCTGTAAAGCAGTCGTGGTGTTCTTGCCCGCCTTACATTCTATTGCCCAGAACTTACCGTTGAAGCATCCTACAATATCGGGCACGCCACTACGCCCGAAACCACCCGTTGCAGGAAAGAAATAATATACAGAATCTCCGAACAACTTCAACTGTTTTACTATAGCGTTCTTAACTTTCTTTTCCGGTGTCAGTGCCATCGTCTTCTCCTTCGTAGAATATCCAGTAAACGTATTTGTCTATCCTCCTACCGATCTTATTAACAAACTCGGTAGGAGGTTCGTATGACATGGTGCACAGTACAGCAACACGTCGTGTCATCCAGTCGGGTAGCTCAGCAATAGGTAACACTGTCTCCTCTTCGAACTCTGCGCATGCGTGTATGGGTATACCAAAACATTGCACTCTGGCTGTATCCCCAACGAATTCGACTCGGTAGGTGTACTCGTCTGCAACAGGCTTAGTATCCGACAAGAGTTTCTACCTCAGCCATTGTTTCGGGCGAGATGTATACACACATAGCGTCTTCAACAAAGTCATAGTCGTATGCGTCTTTCGTCACGCAGCCAATACTAGTCAGCACCCTAGTCTCATACGAATACCCTACATTATCCATCGCATCTATACCTGTAGCTTGCAACACAGACAGCTTAGCCAGAACTTCTTGGGGTAACTTGTTTACGTCGTCTACGTGCTTGACGCGCTGCATCTCACCTGCGGTAGTGTCTCTGTAATGAAAGAACACCTTGTCTATGTTCTTCAGCTTGTATATAGAAAGAGTCTGTAGTCCATCGCACGCAGCAATAGAGTCACCTAAGTCTTTCTTAGCCTCTAGGTACTTGTTAGTGCAGTCCTCAACTTCGTGTCGTATGTCAGCGCGTACTGGGCGTTGTTCCACAGCAGCTAAGGAGTATTCGAGCAGCGCCTGTTCTCTTTGGTAGCCCCTCATTGAGCCGAACACTCGAGACTGGAGTTCGTCTAACTTCTCCTGCGCTTGTTTAAGACCTCGACCATAGGGGTCTATAGTTCCCTGCATAACTTTCTCTAACACACGTTCGCCTGTCACGCTTTTGGTGTCTTTGATTAGCTTAGTCGCGCGGGCTAGGGTCTTGGTTATGCTAGTGAAACGTCTATCACTGTAGGCTATGTTGCCGCGGTGCTCGGTGTAGGGTAGTTCGCGTTCGCGGCGGGTGCTTACAGTCATAACTATGTAGGCGTCCGTGTCCCACGATACCTTGGCATCGAAGCACATACTCTGGGGGCTAAGTTGTATAGCTAACGCGTCGTCTGCGGTGTGTCTGAACTTAGCAAGTGGGTGAGTCTTCTTAACACGTTTCTGTAACGCGACTAACTCCTTTGCCATGCGTGGAGAATAGTTGTCTACCTCCATCTCGCGGTTGAGTGATACGTCACAACCGAATGTTTTTTCTATGATGTTTCTCATGATGTTGCTCCTGTTAGTTATAGGTTTATGTGTAACGTCTTGCCGATTGTGGGTCGGGCACTCTTGTTATCTAGGATTCCCCACAGCAGGGGCATAGTCCAAGCACCCCAGTCACCACCTAGATAGCCATCAGTCAGCACGATCACTGCCTGTGCGTTGATGTTGTTCTTCTGTATGTAGTCAGGCACACACTGCACCCTCGTACCTCCACCACCTGCGGGCTTGGTTGTTTGTGTAAGTTGTTCCAGAGAAGCACAAGCGCCGGGCACGTCACCGTACACCTCGTCACTGCACACCTTGGTATCCCAGTACAGTATGCGAACGGATTCGGGCCTTACTGTATCGCACACACCCTTGATCTCACTCAGGCACTTGGTCAGCTCGTGTTGTCCGATACTACCCGACGTGTCTATTGCAATGACTAGCTCACCAACACGTTCTGTAATACCACTAGGTCGAAGCATGCCCATCGCTAGATGTCGTCTGCTAGGTTGTCTCCATGTGCTGTCGTCGTTACCTCGACACGTTTCTGTAATGAACTCACGTAACACCTCGCGCCAGTTAACCTCGGGCTGTAGCAGTTGGTCGATAGCTCGGTTGCCCCCACTACCTACCTTACCTGCGGTCAGCGCACCTTGGCGTATGGCTTGGTCGATCTCTTGTGCTAGATCACGCTGTTCATCTGCGCTCATCTCCTGCGCACCTTCCCAGTCGTGCTCGTCTAGTCCTGCACCTGCACCTTCGCCCTCACCTTGGTCGCTGTCGTCTGGGTTATCTTCCTGTTCTTGTTTCAGTATCTTGTATACCTGTGCCGTGTCCATGTTGCGGAACTTCTCATCGAGCAAGCCTATGTTGTTACCCTCTGCGTCCTTGGGCATAGTCGCAAACCCATCACGGTTCTCGTCGTCAATCATCAGGTTGATTACATAGTCACACGCCATGTTGGCTAGCTGTGCATCGTCTTTATATAGGTGTTCCCATGTAGTTAGATGCTTGAACAGCTTGTGGTATGTCTCGTGCAAGATAAGGAACCGGAACTCTGAGTCACTTAGTCCATCAGCAAACGCACGACCATAGTAGTCATCGCGTCCGTTAGTGTAGGCAGTAGGGCAGTCGTCCTTGATACCCTTCTCACCGATCATCAGTACACCTGCGAGCGCCACGTACTTCGGGTTGCCCATGATCGCTGTGATGTTCTTAGACAGCCGCTGTTCGGCGGATAGTTGTGTGTTAATTGCTAGCATGATTCGATCTCCATAATTAGTTATAGAATCTATAACTTACTTGTCAGCACTAAACATGTAGTTGTTAGCCATGCACCAGTCTTGAAACTTCTTGTGCTGCACTACGTAGTCGCGTCGGCTCGTCGGCTGTACTGTGGTGCGCGTACGCCATTGACGAACAAACCCTGTGCTTCCTTGGATAACCTGTTCATGTAAGTCAGCCAAGGGTCTACCCATGTGCGCTCGATAGTTGCTAGTGCTCGATACACCACCATGCACACAGCAGCCGGACTGTCAGGTACAGGCGCATTCATCGGGTCGTTCTCTATCTGGTCACGGGTTGGTAGCTTGTCAGCCAGTGCAATGAACGCAGCTAGGTCTAGCGCAGCTCGGTCACCAATCGTACCAATGAGCGCAGCGGTGAGCTGTGTGTCGTCCAACAAGTGGCGCATTTTGAGTATGTCACTAGCCCTGTGCAGTGAGCGTGGGGTAGTAAAGGCAGCACGGTTGCTGCGTGGGTGAGGTATGTAAGGGTTCTCGTCTGGGTTCTCGTACTGCTCGAAGCTGTGGAATAGCTCGGGCTTCTCCTTACAGAAACCAAGTAGTGCAGGGTCGAGGTTGTTGTTGATACCGAAGTCCTCGATGAACTCCATGTTGTCAGGGTTACGCATGGTCACTACGGTGATGCGGTTACGAGTATGTGCAGGTAGCAAGTCACCTAGACCCTCCGCACCTAAGTTAGTTGTAGCGAACACAATACTATCAGGGTGCAGCTCATACCCACTGTGCTTACGTTCGAGCATGATGCGGTTACAGGCTAGGATTACTGAGCGGTTACACTTACCGATCTCGTCTAGCATTAGGATTACAGGTTGGTCGGGCAGGTGTAGCCCAAGGTCTTCGAGTGGTACGGTCTTGAATGTCTTGCCGTCCTCTGAATACTTCACCATAAACATATCAGCCGAATCGACCATCGTTGTGCAGTCTAGGTAAACAGGTTTGTGAGTGGGTCGCATCAGGGCAATGATGTTGATGATCGAAGACTTGCCTGTGCCCATGTTGCCCTGCACTACTACCGTGATGGCTTGCCCGATAGTGTTGATGAGCTGTGCAGTTTGGTTGATGCCGAGTGCGTACATTGCTTGTGCTGTGTTTGCGTTATTCATTGTGTTGCTCCAGTTAATTAGTTATAGAATCTATAACTTTCGTTGCTGTGTGTTGGTGTTTCTTGCTGTTACGATGTCTATTATAAGGATATGTTATGTTAAGTCAACTAGGCTAAAAGCCTAGTGACGGTAGGTTCTTGATGATCTCATCGACGTTGCGCTTGGTGTTGCTACGCAAGTACGGGTCTCTGCGTAGTCCGTCTGTCGTTACGCCTTTGAGTGCGTTGGTCAGGTCGATGCGTACCTGCTCCATCTTCGGGTCGTTGTTCACGTTACATGCTTTGAGTACATCTACTACTGTGACCACGTGGTCTACTAGCGTGCCGTGAAACCCAGTCGCGCGCTCACCCTCGCCATAGTCGAGCATCTTAGACATGTGCTGTAGAGGTTCCAGAACACGTTGCCATACGTCGCTCATCGCGCTGGTTAACTGCTCGTCATAGAACTTACTGTAGCTTTCTTCTAGTACCGCTTTGGCTTCGGTGTTTATGTCCAGTCGGAAGTCGCCTCGCTCAGGTACAGGCATGTAGTTCACGCGTATCTTAAACTTACTGCGTACTGTCTCGACCGAAGGGTAGTCGTCTGGGTTATACAATGTGCCTAGCTTGGCTTGCGTGTCTGCTACCTCCCACGAATACGCATCTAAAAACTCCTCAACTAGTTGGCGAAAGTTCTCCATCATCTCGTCCATGTGTCGCTTGTAGTCTAAGAAGTAGTTGTTGGTGAGGAGTCTGTGCCCCATGTTAGACCAAGGTAGCGTAGCGTTACGGTGGAAAGACCTTATGGTTTCCCTGTATGTTTTGATAGCTTTCAGTTCTTCGCAGTCTACTAGCAGGTCTTTTGTTACCCTCGCTGCATTCTTCTTGGCGTTATTCCTAGAGGTAACGTCGTTGGTTGCCTTCTTATCCTTCTTGCGCCCCTCCCAGATACCTATACTTAGTTCTGCTAACAGTGCGCTGCTAGCGATAGAGGGTGCGTGGTTTGTCTGTGGTGCTACGTGTAGCTGAGTTACGGTTGCGTTCATGGTTATTGCTCCTTAGTTAGTAAGTCGTTGATGGTTCGGTCGATCAGGTTATTGAGAGCCACGCTGTGTGGCAGGTTCTCCATCGCGTCAAACAAGGCATGCCTATACATGCCGTCCTCTAAAAACTTCCGCTCGTTCTCGGTCAGCTCCACCTCATCCACCCAGTCCAGTGTCGCGTTATCGTTCAAGTCTTTCATGGTCGGTTATCCTCCACAGGTAGTTAAACAAGTTTATGTGCGCAGCGCATGGCTCGCAGAAGTCGTTCCCTTTAGTTGCACGTATCTGCGCACTGCACATCTCGCAGGGTTTTTTGTTGGTAACGGTGTAATGCTTGGGTTTGGGCTTTGGTTGTGCTGTCACTACTCGTCCTCCTCTGTTCCTAGATAAACAAGTTTGCGTATGGCATAGAACGACACCACTGCGCTAGGCAGTAGCCAAACCAATCCGAGCGTAAGCCCAAATTTCTTAGCTGCCAGATCGGACAACACCATAAGCACGAGGGTCATAGGTATGCCCATGAAAACTAGCGTAAGCCCAAACTGTTCATTCAGCCGACTTTCGCGCCTTTCCTTCGCCCACAATTCGTAATCTTTCATAACAACATCCCCAAAAAGACTAGGCAGTAAATGCCTGTGAACAATCCCAGTACACCAACGCCTCGCGCCATCCACACCCAAGCAGGTAACTCCTCTTCCTTCCAAGCGTACTTGTTATCGGGGTCGTGCAGGTTCAGCTTCGCATAGGGTTTGTACACTTCGCCGACTGCGTGGTTTGGTGTTCGGTTTAGCTTGATTACTTTCATGACTGCTCTCCACAATTAGTTATAGAATCTATAACTTTCCGGTCTGGGTTAAGGTCGTAGAACCTCGCGCGCTCAGTACGTGCGAACTTTGCTAGCATGACGCCACATTCGAAACAGGTGGTGAATCCCGCGTTAGCACGGGACTGGTCATATAAGGTGTCGCACATTAAACAGCCGACTTCGGTCAGCAGATGTATTTTTGCTTTGCTCATTGGGTAACCTCCGCGTGTCGGGCGTGACGCTCTCTTAAATCACGCAGTATGTACTCGACCGCTTCTAGCTTCGGCGGGTTACGCTCGGTGAGCGCGATCAACGCTCTTTCCAAATCCCTTTCGGTATCGTCGGCTAACATGCGCAGCTTGTGTTCTGCATCAGCCAGCTCGTCGTGCTTGTGAATTAGTTGGTGCCTGTAGTACTCCACGTTTTTGCTCATACTGTCTTGCTCCTGTTAATTAGTTATAGAATCTATAACTTTTTGTTATGTTGAAAACATGTTTGTGTAACTTGGCTGTTACCCCGAAACACAATAACTATTATACGTTGATATGTTGTTAAGTCAAGTGCTGTGCTTTTTGGTTATGTTTAGTTATTGGCGGTGTTGTTTTGGTAATATTCCAAATATTCTTTTTATACAAAAGAGGGGCGAAAAAAAGAATAATGTAAGTGCTTGATATTGCTAGGTTTGGTTTTGTAATCTTCTTTTTTGGCTGTAATCTTCTTTTTTGAAAATGGCTGATTTTGACGTAAGTGCTTGATTAGATTGAAGTTGGCTTTGTATTATTCTTTTTTGGCTTTTTTAGACATAGGCTAGGGAATTTTATAGGCAAAAGGGGGGTAAACGAACAGTACGGCAACGTGTTCTGGTAAGTGCCCAACTGGGTCTTTTTACTTTTCTTATTATTATAATAAAAAAAGAATAATATAGTAGTAATAGGTAAAAAAGGGCTAAATCTATACACCTACAAAGCACTACTCTTTAACAAACAAAGTTAAACGACACTAAACGATAAAGGGCAAAATGCCCTACCCAAAAAAGAATAATAGAATAATAGGTAACAAAGTCTAACGAATTCAATAGCTTGCGCGTGCATGGCAAAACACCGAAAAAGAAGATTAGTTAATTTTTTGCACTTTGTAGGAAAGTTATAGAATCTATAACTTTTTGGCTGTCAGGCGGCACGCCGCTAGATAACTGGTCTCGCTTGGTTTGAACTGCGCGCGCTTCGTAGGCGGCACGCTGCTAGGTAACTGGCATCGTTTGCTTGGCGCGATGTGGTGGGGCAGGGATTGTACTGATACGCAAAGTGGTTGGGTGTTAGATAGAGAAACGTATTGGAGAGGGTGATAGGGGCAGGAATTACAGGCACAAAAAAGCCGCCTTGCGGCGGCTTAGTGTAACGTGGTGGGTTTACTTGCCTTTGATTGAGTTAAGCTTTTCGAGTAGATCGCCGATTAGCTTTTTAATCTCATCCCTTTTCGCTTCGGTTAATTGCGACACCGGTATAGCGTTAACTACATCGCGGCCAGTCGATACGTGCTCAATATAAGACTTGAGCGGCGTGGCGCTTGTATTGTTCGCGGCCGGTGCTGCCGGTGTTGCCGACTGATTAGTCGATCCGCCAGTAGCGCGTTCTACTTTAGGTTCACGCGCTTTGAGTAGCCGCGCAATATCACCCATTCGAGCGCCGATCTTTTGTTGAATGGTTTTCTTGAGCGCCTTGGTCGCATCGTCCATCGACTTGGTATCGGCGACTAAAAGCTTGCGATCGGCGACTGTGAAAGCGGCGACTACCGCCTTTTTAAGCGCTACGTAGTCAGTGCGATCTAATCCCTTCGCGGGTGCCTTGAAATCTACCGAGCGCATTCCATCGGCGTAGAGTTCATCGAGAGGTTTAACAAGCGCCTTCTCTTTTGACTCGATAGTCTTGGTAGCGGCAGTTACGTTCGCGAGGATTGTAGTAGTAGTTTTTTGCATGGTATTGCTCCAGCCGGTTTATCTGGGCGATATTGCCCCCGACTTGGTAACCATTAGAACATCTTTCCGTATCGTTTGCAAGCGTTTTATGGTGTTTAGTTATAGAATCTATAACTTATTGGCGGGGCCTTTTTTGTAGGACTTGGTGGCCTGCCGACCCACCCCTAGGGGCACCCCCACTTGCAGCACGCTGGTACCATGCACGCGTAGTAATACTATTTCACATGAATGATTGCGTTTAAAAACATGTTTTGGTAACTAACACTCGCCCGGGAACCCTTAAGTATACTTTTTCGACCCCCACCCCCTTCTTTCTACCATGCGGCTACTTCGCACCCCACCCCCCTCTATATAGGAAAGGCCCCCCCATAGGAGTCCCAAGCCCTTGTTGCAAATAAATTTTTTGTATCCTATACTCCGCCCATCAGCTTAACCGCTTGCGAGACATCCCGATGACGACAGCTATCATTCCCGACTTTGGGGTTGATATACCGCCCGGCATTTCCTACTTAGACCTACGAGAGAGGGCTGAGGCGGCCTGCAATACCGTAAAATTACTCGAAGAACAAGGTCTGGACGTTACCCCCGACGAGGCAGACAACACCGTGGCTAGCATACTGGCGACGACTTACGCAGAGGACCCCGATAAAACCTCTAAAAAAGTAAGTAACACTAAGCTAACTACTCTTACTCCTGCCTCCATAGTACAGACACAGCTAATACTCAAAGAATTTAGTCACTTAGTAGCCACAAACGCTGCCGAGATACGTAACCTCGTAACAAACAAGCTGGTACTGGAAACAGAAAACGCTGATCCGCGCATACGAATGCGGGCTTTGGAACTACTGGGCAAGATTTCAGACGTTGGTCTCTTTGCAGAGCGTAAAGAAGTTACTATTACCCACCAAAACACCACAGAACTCCAAGAAAAATTGCGAACTAAGCTTGAGAAGCTCAAAAACCTTAAGAAGAACGTAGAGGGTGTCTATGAGGTTGTCGATACTGAAGACATTGAAGATGCTGAGATTGTAGAGGCCGACGAGTAAATGGTGGGCAACGTCGGCGCAGCCGAAGACTTTGAAGGGTTTAGCCCAGAAGAAGTCCAGACCATGATCGACAACCTAGACGACTACACGCTAGAAGAACAGGTTGAGATAAACAGCTTGCTGGAAGCGTTGGAAGAGCGGCAGGCCATAGAGAATGCGCACGCAGACTTGATAGAGTTTTGTTGCTTAATGCAGGAAGACTATAAAGTAGGTAAACACCACAGAATACTAGCCAGCCTCCTTATGGAGATTGAAAAAGGTAAAACCACAGACGGAGAGAACGGGCGAGCAGTGGCCGTAGATGGAAAAGACCGGGTTTGTGTAAACATCCCCCCACGTCACGGCAAATCACAACTCGTCTCTATATACTTTCCGGCTTGGTACTTAGGGCGTAACCCAGATAAGAAGGTCATGATGGTGTCGCATACCACGGACCTCGCTGTGGACTTTGGTAGAAAGGTGCGTAACTTAATATCAACGCCTGAGTACCAGAAGATATTCCCGAATGTACAGCTTGCTAGCGACTCTAAGTCGGCGGGTCGTTGGAATACAAACAGAGGTGGGGAGTATTACGCGTGTGGTATTGGTTCAGCGCTTGCTGGTCGCGGCGCTCACTTGCTCCTTATTGACGATCCACATTCAGAGCAAGACGTGATTAACGGCAACTTCGATGTCTTTGATAAAGCGTACGAATGGTTTACCTACGGTGCACGAACACGTCTTATGCCTCATGGGCGGGTAGCTATCATCCAGACTAGGTGGCACTTGGACGACCTGACTGGTCGCGTGACTAGGGATATGGCTCAGAACGAGCTGGCCGATAAGTATGAGGTAGTAGAGTTTCCGGCGATACTGGAGTTTGAGCAACCCGACGGGGATATAAAAGAAAAGCCGCTGTGGCCTGAGTTCTTTGACCTTGAAGCCCTACACCGTACGAAAGCGTCAATGCCGTTGTTCCAGTGGAACTCGCAGTACCAGCAGAAGCCGACTGCGGAAGAGGCAGCCCTTGTTAAGAGGGAGTGGTGGAAGGAATGGCCGCACGAAGACCCACCTAGCTGTGAGTATATAATCATGGCGCTTGACGCCGCAGCAGAAAAGCACAACCGAGCTGACTTCACGGCACTGACTACGTGGGGTGTGTTCTTTCACGAAGAAGAGAATTGTTACTGCATCATCCTGCTCAATGCTATTAAGGAACGGTTAGAGTTCCACGAGCTTAAAGAGATGGCAACCCGTGAGTACTTAGAATGGGAGCCAGATGCGTTTATTGTGGAGAAGAAGAGTAGCGGTACGCCGTTGTATCAGGAAATGCGTAGGTCAGGACTAATAGTGCAAGAGTACACCCCGCATAGAGGTACAGGCGATAAAACTGCTAGACTTAACTCTGTTTCTGATATAGTACGTTCAGGACTTGTGTGGGTTCCACAAACACGTTGGGCAGAAGAAGTGGTCGAGGAAGTTGCAGGCTTTCCGTTCATGTCTAATGATGACTTGGTGGATACTACTATAATGGCGCTGATGCGGTTTAGGCAAGGTGGATTTATATCCCTACCAACTGACGAAGCCGAAGGCGAGCCTATGTACAGGCATCGCGGTGGATATTACTAAAGGATAAGACGATGGCTATTGAAAAAGGTTTGTACGGCATGCCCGAAGGCATAGATGAAGAGTTGATGGGTGAAATGGGCGAACCAGATGCCGTAATCGAGATGGCTATTGCTACTGACGAGGATATGCCCGTCATGGTAGAGCTTGAAGACGGCAGCGTTGAGATTAGCTTCGGAGAAGAAAACGAAGATGCCGACATGGCCCCGTTTGATGCAAACCTCGCTGAATACCTAGACGACGGGCAGCTAACCGAAATAGCTGGGGACTTAGAAGAAGCCATTGACGCAGATACTTCAGCTCGCCGTGATTGGGCAGACAGCTACGTTGCGGGTCTTGATGTTCTCGGTATGAAGTACGAAGAGCGTACGGAGCCTTGGGAAAACTCTTGTGGCGTATACAGCAACATTTTGGCGGAAGCGGCTATTCGATTCCAAGCTGAGGCCATGAGCGAGACGTTCCCTGCTGCCGGTCCTGTTAAGACAAAGATTCTTGGTGAACCCACTCAAGACAAAGAAGACGCAGCCCTCCGTGTAAAAACGGATATGAATTACGAACTTACAGAAGTTATGGTAGAATACCGCCCCGAGCATGAGAGGCTGCTGTATAGCCTTGGTTTGGCAGGTTCCGCCTTTAAGAAGGTGTACTATGACCCCAACATGGGACGCCAAACTGCCCTGTATATCCCTGCCGAAGATGTAATCGTACCCTACGGTGCCTCTAATATTGAGTCAGCGGAGCGTGTTACGCACGTCATGCGCAAGACAAAGAACGAAGTTGTGAAACTTCAGGCTGCTGGATTCTACCGCGAAGTAGAATTAGGTGATCCAGTATCTTTCTTTACGGATATAGAAGAGGCGAAAGCAGAGCAATCTGGCGTATCGTTAACTTCAGATGATCGTTACACCATACTTGAGGTCCATGCTGACCTGATTATTGACGGTGTAGATACTGAGGGTGAAGACGACGACCTACAGATCGCAAAGCCTTATGTGGTAACGCTTGAGAAGGGTACGGGTAAGATTCTAGCTATACGACGTAACTGGAATATTGACGACCCTCTGATGCTAAAACGTCAACATTTCGTACACTATGCGTACGTCCCCGGATTTGGATTTTATGGACTCGGCCTCATTCATATTATTGGTGGTTATGCTAAAGCTGGCACTAGTATTATCCGTCAACTCGTGGACGCTGGAACCCTATCCAATCTCCCCGGTGGTCTCAAGTCTAGGGGACTACGAGTTAAGGGCGACGACACACCAATTGGTCCGGGTGAATTCCGTGATGTAGATGTGCCTTCTGGCAGCATCCGCGATAACATCATGCCGCTGCCTTACAAAGAACCTTCTCAGACGTTGCTGGCGTTATTGCAGCAGATCACAGAAGAAGGCCGACGTTTGGGCGCTATCTCAGACATGAACATATCCGACATGAGTGCTAATGCTCCTGTTGGAACTACACTCGCTCTACTGGAGCGTACTCTAAAACCAATGGCTGCGGTGCAATCCCGTGTCCATTACGCGATGAAGCAGGAGTTTAAACTTCTTCGTAAGATTATTGCCGAGTACGCGCCCGAAGAGTATCTGTACGTGCCTGACCGTGGCGAACCTCGTGCTAGACAAGCCGACTACGCTATGGTGGAAGTGATCCCCGTCAGCGATCCTAATAGCAGCACGATGGCACAAAGAGTTGTGCAGTATCAGACTGTTATGCAGATGGCGCAGGCCGCCCCACAAATCTATGACCTACCACAGCTTCATCGCCAGATGATCGAGGTCTTGGGTATCAAGAACGCCGACAAGCTCGTACCTACTGAGGACGACATAAAGCCGATAGATCCTGTTAGTGAGAACATGAACGCCCTAGTTGGTAAACCGATAAAGGCGTTTTTAACTCAAGACCATCAGGCACACATCGCTACTCACCAGTCGTTTATGCAAGACCCACAGGTAGCTGCGCTTATTGGGCAAAACCCGGCTGCGCAGCAGATCATGGCGTCATTACAAGCTCATTTAGCAGAGCACACTGCGTTCTTATATAGACAGCAGATGGAGCAAAAGCTAGGCGTAGCGCTACCTGCACCGAACGAAGAGCTTGCCCCAGAGGCAGAAGTCTTGCTCGCTCAAACTATGGCTCAAGCAGGTATGCAGCTCACGCAGCAGAAACAACAGCAAGCGGCCCAACAGCAGGCTCAGCAACAAGCCCAAGACCCAATTATCCAGATGCAGCAAGCTGAGCTACAGTTGAAGCAACAAGAGCAACAACGCAAGGCAGCTAAGGATCAGGCAGACGCTGCGGTTGACGTTGCTAAACTCCAGTTGGACGCACAAAAAGCGGAGCGTACCGCTGCTATCGAGGCAACTCGCATAGCCACCCAAAACGAACAAGCCCAAGCCAAGAATGATTTGGACGAAGCTAAAGCTATTTTGGACATGGCGAAAGCCAATAGAGAGGGGCAGATGCCCCAGTAAGGAGGTGATCCATTGTCTACTACCGTCTTTGACGTGCTGAACAAAAAATTAACGGAGCTTCAAGGCTCTAGCGAAGATTTCCTGAAAAGCGGCGGAGCTAAAGACTTTGCTGAATATCGGGAGGTATGTGGCGTGATTCGGGGTCTAAACGCCGCATTAAGAGAAGTAAGTGACCTTTCGCGTAACTATATGGAAGATGAAGATGACTGAAACTATAACGGTTAGCGGGGTGGGAGCGGAAGCTTCAGTATCCCCAGCAATGACTGCATTGGAAGAGAAAAGGCAAAAGAAAATAGCCGAAGACATCAAAACCCAAGAGGAGCTAGAAGCCTCGATTCCGAAACCGGTGGGGTACAGAGTGCTTATTGCCCTTCCTAACGTGGAGGAAACCTTTGGGGATAGTGGTCTTATTAAGGCCGACCAGACTCGGCGGGAAGAGTACATCCTGTCTACTGTTGGCTGTGTGTTAGATATGGGTGCAGAAGCCTATAGTGACAAAGAAAGATTTCCTACTGGGCCTTGGTGCGAAGTAGGTGATTACGTGATGTTCCGCGCCAATACTGGCACGCGCTTCAAAGTTGGGAAGCAGGAATATCGTTTAATGAATGACGACTCGATTGAAGCCGTCGTCGATGATCCGCGAGCAGTCTCGCGCGCATAAGGAATAGACCATGCCTAGACAACAAGTAGAGTTTGAATTTCCAGACCCCGATAAAGAAGATAATACCCAAGAAGTAGAAGTGGATATTGCCGAAGAAGACGCGCCTTTAGAAGTAGAGGGTGCCGTTGGTCGGGAAAATATGAAGTCCGCCAAAGATACTATACAGGCGGGGGAAGTAGAGATTGAGGTAGAAGACGATACCCCAGAAGCTGATCGTGGGCGAAAGGCGTCTCCACCGCCAGAAGAGGTTACTAACGAGGAGCTAGAGAACTACTCCGAAAAAGTTAAGAACCGTATTAAGCACTTTAGTAAGGGTTATCACGACGAGCGTAGAGCTAAAGAAGAGGCCCAACGCCAGCGAGAAGCCCTAGAAGAGTACGCCAAAAACCTTATAGCTGAGAACAATAAGCTAAAAGGTTCAGTAGACCAAAGCCACAACAGTCTAATCCAGTCTGCTAAAAAACAAGTAGAAGGCGAGCTTAGTATGGCTAAAGCTAAGTACCGCCAAGCGTACGAGTCTGGCGAGCCTGACGCTATAGTCGAAGCACAAACTGCGTTAAATACGGCACAAATCCGTATGGAGAAGGTAAATGGCCTAAAACCAAAGCTTGTAACAAAGGGGGAAACTTCTTTACAATCAACAACTACTCCTGTACAAACGCAGGTAGATGCACCCCAACCTCAAGTGCAGCGAGACGAAAAAGCAGATTCATGGCGCGATGATAACCCATGGTTCGGCTCAGACGACGAGATGACTGCCTTTGCATTAGGGTTGCATAACAAGTTAACGAAAGACGGGGTAGACCCCCAATCAGATACTTACTACGAGAAAATTAACTCTCGTATGCGACAAGTATTTCCCGATCAGTTTGATGATGGGATTGAAGATGAACCAGCTAGTACTCAGAGAAAATCTAGCAATGTGGTTGCCCCCGCTACGCGGAGCACTGGACCTAAGAAAATTAGGTTAACTCAA